ATGCATGACTGCAACTCTCCCTGAGGAACCTGAGTATCGTACTATTTTAGTGAACCTTGCTCCCCCTGTGTACACAATAACTCTTGATCAGTGTGTGGCTAAAGGATTAGTAGCCCCATACAAAATCAATTGCTTATCTGTGGAATTAACAGAGGAGGAGAGAAAGGATTATGTAGTTGCTAACAACATGTTTGTTCATTACAAGTACAAGCTTGGGCAATTTGATGCTTTCAACGAAGCTAACAGGATATTGGGGGATAGAACTGCTTCTCCAGAAGAGAAGAAGAATGCTACGATGTTTTACAAGGCTATAAGATCTCGTAAAGAGATTGTTCAAAAGGCCTATAACAAAATCCTTTATACTGCTCAGATTGCCAAGGCATTCCCAGACAAGAAGATTCTTACGTTTGGGGGGAGTAATGAATTCACTGATGCAATGCACACCTCTATTGCTTCTGAAGGGATTAATGCTGCAAGATACCACTCTAAAATGAAGAAGAAGGAGAGGGAGAATGCACTTAAAGACTTCAAAGACAATACAATACGTGTGCTGTGCTCCACTAAAGCTCTTAACCAAGGCTTTGACGTACATGATGCTAACTTAGGGATTATCTGTGGGCTAGATTCAAAGGCTCTTCAGATGATTCAAAGGGTTGGTAGGCTTCTCAGGCTGTCTAATGCAGACAAGGTTGGGGAGGTTATCGTGCTTTATGTAAAGAATAGTCAGGAGGAGAAGTGGCTGCAAAGTGCCATTAAAAATTTATCAAACATTAGTTGGATTGATGATATTTCTTCTTATATTTGAGAAATATTTGACTTAGAAAGTATAACAAAAAGCTTTATGGTAATAGAACTAGATACTAATAAGCTGATTACTATGGGGCTTTCCCCTGATGAGTATGTTTTCTTACTAATGTCAAATTCAAATGCCTCGATTCAAGAACTAAAGTTAAATGTTGATTTAGATTTATTGCAAACTAATGGGTGGGTGAAACTGGGGGAGGATGACCAAGTTATTATCAGAGATAAGTTCGAGACAGATACTGTTTCAGACTTTGATCAGATGTGGGCTGGTCTCCTCTCTCGGTTTCCAATCAAAGTTATCAACCAAGGTTCTGTAAGAATTCTCAGGGCTAAGGATGCAAGTTCTAAGGCTAACGAGAAAGCTAAATCAAAGTACAAGAAGGTCGTAGGGACAGACAAGACAAAGCATGAGAGAATCCTCAACTGCCTTGAACGTGAACTAGACCTACGAAGAAGAGGGAATGGATTAGGGTATATGCAAATGCTCGAAACGTGGGTTAATAACCACAGTTGGGAGAAATACGACATTGATGTAGACAACACAGATGGAACAACCAAGCCAAGTAATCTCGAATCAGGGAGAATCACAAGGCATCTCTAACAATCTGGATGAAACTCTTAAGGAGTTTAGTCACATCTCAAAATCAGTAGACAAGTCAATTTATGAAATCAAGCAGGCTAAGCTTGGGAGTAGAATTGTCTTCCCTACTGGATGGGATAGATTGAATAAGAATTTGCTGGGGGGATTACAACCTGGAAAAATGTATGTAATTGCTGGGAGACCAGGTGTGGGGAAGTCAGCTTTCTCAAACCAATTGGTCTTCGATCTATTAGACAGGAACAAGGGGAAGAAACTTATTCTTCTGTACTGGAGCTTTGAGATGCCAGATTATCAACAGATAATGAGGGCAGCAGCTAACGATGTTAAGCTGCAATTCTCAGAGCTCTATAGTATAGACTCCCCTATTGCTGACGAAAAGATCAAAGAGTATGAGAATGCAGTAGATAAGTATCGTAAGTACCCGATATTCTTCTGCTCAATCCCACAGAATATGGTGAAGATCAAAGAGGTAAACAACAGGGTGAACATTAGATTCCCAGAACACACAATCATTAATCTCTTCGACCACTCTAGACTTATTCTTGGGAGTGAAGACACAGAACTGCAGAAGCTTAATCAGATATCTAAAACTTGTATGTGGTTGCAGGCTAGACTAGGGGTTATCAATATCCTACTGTCTCAGCTTAACAGGAACATCGAGCAAGAGTATCGTGCTAAGCAGCAGTATCAGCCACAGCTAACTGACTTATTCGGGGGTGACTCAATTGGTCAGGATGCTCACGTAGTTATGATGCTACAACGTCCTTATGATTTGTATGGGATTACAGATGCTTACTGTGGTGAGAACCCAGTAGGATTGCTGGCCTGTCACATAGAAAAGAATAGGGATGGTCAGCTAGGTATGATTCCTTACGAATCTGATCTATCAACATTCTCGATTAAAGAGAGACCTAAAAAGTAAGTAAAGTAAATTAATTTAACTATGGAGTTAGTATTGCCAACAGAAAGAGTACCAGTTGGAAGGAAAAGCCCAAGGCATATGATTATGTACGGGCCCCCAAAGATTGGTAAGACTACTGCACTTGCTAAGCTTGATGGGTGTTTAATCATAGACCTAGAACAAGGATCTGACATGGTTGAGGCACTCAAGATCAAGGTTAACAATCTTGCAGAGTTAGGACAGGTAGGGAAGGCTATTATGCAAGCCAAGAAGCCCTACAAGTACATAGCTATCGACACTCTCACACAGCTAGAAGTTTGGTGTGAGTCAGAGGCTAAAGAATTGTACAGACAAACCCCAATGGGGAAGAACTTCGATCCTGATAACAAGGGATTGTCAGTTCTATCTCTCCCTCAGGGTGCAGGCTATCTGTATCTTAGAATGGCTATTAAGAAGTGGATGGACAGATTAGAGATGCTCTCTGATCATATCATCTATATCGGCCACTTAAAGGATAAGATGCTTGAGAAGAAAGGAAAGGAGGTGTCTGCTAAAGATCTAGACTTGACTGGTAAGATTAGAAACATTGCTTGCTCTAACTCGGATGCCATAGGCTACGTTTATAGAGATGGAAACAAGACAATGATTTCATTCGATTCTAGTGAGGAGATCACTGCAGGCTCTCGTTGTGAGCATTTAAAGGGTCAAGTCATGGAGCTTGACTGGGGTAAAATTTACATTGACTAATAAAAATTTAATTAAATGGCTATTGAAGCAACAATTAAAGCTGAGGAGCAATCACAGCCCTCAACAGTAATCACAGTATCAGGGATACTAGGGGATTTAAACAATGGTTTAGACAGAGCAGCTATTGCTACTAAGTATCAATTGTCAGCTGCAGAGATTACAGAGGTATTCAAGCACCCTAAATTGAAAGGTTTACGTGCTCGTCGTAAGGTAACTCGTATCTCTATCGTGGATGATACAGAACCTACAACCACTACAACACTAGCTGTAATCCCTACTGAATCTGTAGTAGAAACAGATCCTGCACAACTTAACTTGCTGGATATGATTGCTGATACAGATAACAGTGGAGAAATCACTAACTAATTATTCAAATTAAAAACTTATTAAAATGGCTATTCAGTCTAATAATTCAGAACAACAAGTATCAGGGGGTGGAGTAACCCTATACACAGGTATTGCCCCTGTATCAGTAATTGCAGTTAACCCAACACTAGATGAGCTCGTAGACCTAGGTATTAATCTACGTACAGAGCCTGAGTACAATGTAACTCTCAACGAAGAGGATTACACTAAGGTTGTATTCTGGTTGGCTTGTAACTCTGGGGATATTAACTTCACAACTCGTTTCGAGATTTTGATGCAGGATAAGATCCGTACATCAAAGGATGGGGTTAAGTCTATGTGGGTTAACAACATTGGTCAGACTACATGGAGTGCAGATGCTCCATCGTATGACTGGTGGAAGGGTAAGGACAAGACTCGTAAGGCTTATGTTGGGGAGGATACTCTTATCAACTTCACTAAGGCATGGGCTAACGTAGCTAATGGGGGAGAAGTATCATTTGATACTATCAGCTCTATTGTAAAAGGACAAGTCAAAGAACTTCAAGAGTACGTTAATGTATTGAAAGATAACAAATTACGTGTTCTCGTAGGTGTAAAAGATGGTAAGTATCAGGCAGTTTACAATCGTCATTTTGGGAGATTAAAGCCAATGAGAGATGATTTGTTTATCAAGGCTTTGAATGAGGACTATGGTTCCTTCAATGCTGAGTATAACAAGGATCTTAAGTTGCAGGTATTTTCCCCAACATTGATTGAGGCTGATGCTGCAGCTCCGGCTGTAGTAAGTGCTGATACTGACTGGGATATCTAACAGTTTTGTTGTATTTTAAGGTTAATAAAACTTGGGGGGCTTATAGTCCCCCTTGTTTTATCTTTGAACTATGATCCAAGCAAGAGGAAGTAATGTGTATTTAGATAAAGATTCTATCCTCTGTCGAATATCAGAGTACGATATCTTTAAGTTTTATTGTCACAACTTTAAGAAGTTAGGGGACAAGTTTTGCAGTGAACTTAGGAATGACAGGTCCCCAACTTGCTCGATAGTTTATTACAATGGGAAACTATTGTATAAAGACTTTGGGAATGGGGAGGGTCATGACTGCTTTAGTTACGTTCAACGTAAGTATAACTTGACATTCATGGAGGCTTTAAAGGTTATAGATTCTGACTTTAACCTTGGGTTACACTTCGGGGTAGCTATAAAGCCCATGATAGCTATTACTTATGGGGATCAAGTACTTGAGGAGAGAAGGCCTGTAGTTCTTAAGAAGAGAGGGAGAGATTGGAGGGAGGAAGACACTTTATTTTGGGGGAAATTTGGGATTTCTAAAGAGCTTGTTTGTAAATTTGCTGTAGAGCCGATTGATTACTTTTGGATTAATGAGGTTCGGTATAGCTGCCACACTCTGGCTTATGCATATAATATCAACGGAAGATTTAAGATCTATAGACCGTTGGAAACAGAGGGTAAGTGGTTCAGTAATACTACTAAAAATGATATCCAAGGCTATGGCCAATTGAAAGACAGTGGAGACATTGTCTTTCTTGCTTCATCACTGAAAGATGTTATGACTTTGAATGCTTTGGGGTTCGAAGCTGTAGCAATGCAGAGTGAGATGCAGATGCCTAGTAAGAAGTTTATTGATCATCTCAAAGGTAGATTTGATCTAGTGGTTGTGCTTTATGATAATGATTTTAATTCTGACTCTAATCCTGGCCAGACTATGGCAAACAAGATATGCTCAGAGTATCAGCTTATTAACGTCATCATCCCTGCACACTATAGATCTAAGGATATATCAGACCTTGTAAAAGATCATGGTATAGACTGTGCAAAAAGAATTATTAAAATACAACTTCCCGCAAATGACTGATCTTAAGTATTATACAGACCCTCAAGTAAGAGAGAAGATAGATTCTATACTAAAAAATTGTGCAAGCTTGTTCAGTAATCTGGGAACTTGTACTACTTTTGATGTAGGAGATATCAAAACAGCAAAGAAATTAGAACAAGAATGGCTAAACGAAATTCAAGAACTCGATCCAATACTGTACGAAAGGCTGGTCCCAAGAGAGGGAGCAGAGGAAAAATAAAAGCTACTCAGAAGGTAGTGGATGGTATTCAATTCAAGTCTATGCTGGAGGTATTCACTTACAGAAAGCTACTAGAGTTTGAGTTGAGGTTCGAGTACGAGAAAGCCAAGTTCGTTTTAATGAAGGGGTTTGAATACCCCTGTGAGACATGGGAGAATAGATCCAATGGAGAGTTCGATGATAAGAGTAAATCCAAGGTTAGGGATATTACATATACCCCAGACTTTATTGGGTATGACGATAAGGGGCAGATTAAATGGGTTATTGAAACCAAAGGATTTGCTAATGATCGTTTCCCCAATACATGGAAGCTATTCAAGCAGGCTCTTATTCAGCAAGGAACCCCAGTTCCACTCTATCTCCCTAAGAATCAAAAGCAAGTACTAGAGGTTATCGATAAGATACTCTCTATGTAAATCAACAAATTAACTATTAACTAAGCCTAGATTAACTTCTGGGCTTTTTATCTATTGTCCAATGAGTATTAAAACTATTGAAGAAAACTACATTGGGATGGATAAGGGGGTGGCTAAGAAGATAAACAAAGGAGCTGAGAAGCTAGTCTTTGATATCTTGCAGGCCACACAGTATTCCACCCCAATCCCTTCAACCGTCAGAGAGCTGGTAACGAATGCCTGCGATGCTCAACGAGAGAAGGAGATTGCAATTGAGATTTTAAGTGGGGAGAAGCAGGTTTCAGATTACTACATCACCAGAGATGGGGAGCAGTACTCTGACTCTAACTTTGACCCAAGCTATTATTCCCTGCCTAACCTAGACCTTCAGAGGAATCACGTAGAAATAACCTACATCCATAACAGTGGTGTAGGTTATTGTGATCTCCTTGTTGTTAAGGACTATGGTGTAGGTATTGGGGAGAGACGATTAGAGGGTATCTTAGAGTTAGGGTATTCCACTAAACGTAACACAAGTCAGAACTTTGGGGCATTTGGTTTGGGGGCTAAGGTAGCATTATCAACTGGGGTAGACTTTTACACCATTGAGACTGTGTACAATGGCAAGAGATTCAAAGCCAATTGCTTTAACTACAAGACTGACTTTATTATCCCTAAGTTTAATCTTACTACAGGGGAGATTAATCCTTCGATTACTTTGTCAGATGGATCTACAGTCTATTATGAGGAGACTACTGATCTTAACTGGACTGAGGTAAGCTTTGGGGTTAAGTCTCACAACTCATCTAGATTCCGTGATGCTGTTGAAGAGCAGCTAAACTATTTGGATAATGTCGTATTCTATGAACAGTATGGGGGCGACAGTATCAGTAGAAGGAAGATAGATATCA